ATGGTAGTCAAAAGATTATCTATCCTAATACTAATTCAGGATATGGAACAACTCCAGAAGGTACTATTTGTACAGAGGAAAGTCCTTCTAATCCTTTATCTTTATATGGTCAATTAAAACAGGACACAGAAGATCTACTAAGAAAAGAATATGAGAATGTAGTCTGCTTTAGACTTGCTACGGTATTTGGTTTATCTGGTAGACCAAGGCTAGACTTGCTTGTAAATAATTTTGTATATCGTGCTGTTAAAGATAATCATTTGGATATTTTTGATGGTCACTTTAGAAGAAATTTTGTTTCTGTTAAAGATGTTTGTAGGGCATTTCTATTTACTATGCGTCCTAATAACTTTTTTACTATGAAAGGTCAAGTATATAATCTTGGTGCCGATACATTGAACTCTACTAAGTTAGAATTTGCACAAAAGATACAAGAGATTACTGGGTGTGAACTTGTTGAACATAGCAATAAAACAGATCCAGATAAGAGAGATTATTTAGTTAGTAGTCAAAAATTATATAATCTTGGATTCACTCCGATTGATACAACGCTAGATCAAAAAGTTAGAGAGCTTTCAGTTTTTTGTTCTAATATTACTGACACAGATGGGATGTTCAATTACTAATGATTATTTCAAAGACTCCGTTTAGAGTATCATTATTTGGTGGCTCTACCGATTATGAATCGTTCTATTCTAAGTATGGTTCTTTACTAATTGGTTTTGGTATAAATAAATATTGTTATACTAGTGTAAGAGAAACTCCATCTATATTTGATTATCTAACTAGAGTATCTTATTCTAAAGTAGAAATAGTTAATGATAATGACAATATACAGCATAATGGTGTTAGAGGTGTTCTTACATACTTAAATAAACATAAGGGATATGAAATTGCTCATATGAGTGATTTACCATCTCAAACAGGAACAGGGTCTTCATCTTCTTTTATTGTTGGTCTTTTAAATTGTTTCACAAGAGACTGGTCCCCTAAGATGCTTGCTCAGGCAGCAATCAATGTTGAGAGAAAGTTATTAGAAGAGGCGGGTGGAATACAAGATCAAATATGGGCAGCATATGGAGGAATGAACTCTATAGGCATTTCTAAGGATGGTAGTTTTTGTGTAAGACCTTTGCCTGTAAGTGAAGAATTTAAACAAGAATTTATGGATAGATGTATTATGATTTATACTGGGAAAACCAGAAAGTCATATAGAATCGCTGAATCACATAATAAACCAGATGCACTGATGCATAAGATTAATATCTTAGATCAAGCACAAAAGGCTTATGAACTTTTTGAAGAAGAAGATATTGAAGGAATAGCAGAATGTTTAGATAAATCATGGGAAAATAAGAAAAAAATATCACCACTTGTATCTACTCCTGCCGTAGATAAAATGTATGCTTCATTACAAGAAGATGGCATGATTGGTGGTAAGTTATTAGGAACTGGAGGATCTGGATTTATTTTTGGAATTCTCAGTGAAAATACAGATGTATTTAAAATAAAAGAAAAATATAAATCTCATTATATCGACATAGATATCTCAGAAAAAGGATCAGTGATTATCAATGAATAATGTTCATATTGGAATTGTGTCTGGTTATTTCAATCCTATTCATCGAGGTCATCTAGAATATATCAATGCAGCAAAACAAGAATGTGATTTCTTAGTTGTTATTGTTAATAATGATCTACAAGTAAAACTCAAGGGTTCCAAGGAGTTTATGGATGAAGATCATAGAGTTGAAATAGTTAATAATTTAAAATCTACAGATATGGGAGTTTTGTCAATAGACAATTCACCATCTGTAGCACAAACTATTGGACTTATTAGGAGTTTATTCCCAGAAGAATATAATACATTTACATTTTACAATAGTGGTGATAGGAATCCAAATACCACAAACTCTAAAGAAGATTTAATCTGTATGCAACTAGGTATAAAAACTAAGTTTTTAGATTTACCTAAAATTTATTCTTCTAGCGAGTTGAAGAATAGTGTATATTAATAGTGTAAGATTTCTTTTTTTATAAGGAACTAAGATATGCCTTTAAAAAAATGTTCTCAGGATAAGAAAAGTGGATGGAAGTGGGGAGATTCTGGAAAATGCTATACTGGTCCAGAAGGTAAAAAGCAAGCTATTAAACAAGGTGTTGCTATTGAAGGTCCAGAAAAGTTTTCTAAAAAAGTCAAGGCAGGCGAGTTGGAAATAACAGAAAAAGANTATGAATTCCTTGATGATGCATTAACTCAAGCGGGTTTAGGTCTTGGCGATAGAATTGCTTATGCTATTGATTTAAAGAGGTATTTAAAATGAGTGATTACAATAGTCCTAGAGAATTGCTTAATGCCTACCGTAATGGTTTTTTAGGTGTTGAGTGTGATGAAGAGGATGTAAAAAAGTTACTTGGTGAACTTCCCATGCCTATGTTCGGTGCTGCTGCATATGAACTTTATGGTGCTGGAGAAGGTAAGGTTAGTGCTCCATTTAAATCTTTACTAAAGTTTGATCCCGGTTTTGGTCCTTCTGAAAGACAAACTACTGGTGATTGTGTATCTCATTCTACTAGAAATGCTGTAGATATTACTAGAGCAGTAGAGATTGATATTAAGGGTGAGGCAGAATCATTTGAGGCTAGGGGTGCTACTGAAGCAATCTATCAGTCTAGAGGTCATAGAGGACAAGGTATGTCTTGTTCAGGTGCTGCTAGATATGTTCATCAAAATGGTGGTATTCTTTTAAGAAAAGATTATGGTAAAGTAGATTTATCTAAATACAACTCAAGTCTTGGTGCTAATCATAGAATACCAGATAGTATCTATACAACCGAAGCAAAGAAACATCAAGTAAAAACTATTTCTCTTATTAGTACTGTAACAGAAGCAAGAGATGCATTAGCAAATGGTTATGCTATTTCTGTTTGTTCTGGTTATGGTTTCTCAAGTAAAAGAGATAGTAACGGTATTGCTAAAAGAAGTGGTGGATGGTCACATGCTATGGCATGGATTGCTTGTGATGATAGTCATGAGATTTATAAGGAAACTTTATTTTTAGTTCAAAACTCATGGGGCAAATGGAATAGTGGTCCTAAAAGATTGGGACAACCAGATGGTAGTTTCTGGATTAGAGAAAGAGATGCTGCTGGTATGCTTTCTGGTAGAGGCTCATGGGTATTTAGTGATGTAGATGGATTTCCTGCTAGAGATTTACCTGATTATGGCACAGGAGATTACTTATAATGAATAAACTTATTGCATCTATTCTGGCATTGTTAGGTCTTGGTGTCGGAAGTGTTTCTTATGAACATTTAGATTTTAGACCAGAAATATCCACAAAAATGACACAAACATTACTTGATGGGGAAATAATTCCACCAAATCCTCCAAATGATAATGAAGATTGTCCATGTAACAAAAATACGGGTATAATTACTCATGGAGATGGGCATACATCAAAATGTCCTTGTGATGATGGTGAATGTGGTTGTGTTAATAAACAAGAACCAGAACCTGAAACAGAAGATTGTGTTCAACAATCACCTACTAGTAGGTCAACCACAGGTCCAGTCCGTAAATTTTTTAATAGGATATTACAATGAGTGATCCATCAAAACAAGTTGTAGATTTTTGTAATAAAGTTTATGACGATATTGATAATGACAAGTATGGATTTGATCCACTACTAGTTATTGCAATAGCCAATATTATTATTAACTTAATTAAAGCAATTTATATTATTTACTTTTCTAAATCACCAAAGAACATTTATAACTTCGTTAAAAAACGTGGATTAATGATGAGGATATTGATGAAGAGAGAAGCAAGAAAAGAAATGAAAGAATATACAGAAGAAGAAAGAGATGCCGTTATCTCTTCTATTAATAATGTAGTTCGTGACTATGGAGAGAACGAATTTAAAGATTTGGTTTCCTCAATTAGATAATGGGAGAAAAGTTATGGATAAGTTGAAGAGTTTGTTTTCTAGTCGTAGAGTTTGGGTTGCCATAGCTGGTGTTTTAGTTGCTTTGGCTGAACAAACAGGAATGAAGATTGATGCAGAAACAGTTCAATATCTTGTTCTATTGGCAGCATCTTGGATTGTTGGTGACTCACTAAGAAAGACGGAGTAATATTATGTTTGGACTTGATGTAGTTCAGTTGGTTCTTGTCGGTATTGGTATTGCTATTGCTGTTTCTATCTTTTTAAAAAACGATAAAAAAGATAATACGGAAACCAAAGTGGAACCAAAACCAGAAGTTCCTGTGAATGCTTCCTGTAACAGTTCATGAAGATAAAGATGGTCATGATTTTTTATGCCTTGTTGAAAAATGGTATAGTGTAAAATCATGTGCTCATGAACTAGGATTGCATGATGTATGTAAAGTTCTTGATGATCAGGTCTTTCCTTTGTTGAATACAAAAAGGGAAGCTGAACCAGAAAATGATCCAGAACCAGATGAGGTTATGCCATTATGAAAGATTCAACAAAATTAACCATAGCCCTAGTTCTTATTGCTGCTGGGTTGCTATGGCCTAAAATTAAGGAATCAATAGTTACTCCTGATGATAATTTTAGTTCAGTAGTAAATGTAGTGTTTGAAAAGGTTGATGAACCATCAGATGCTATGAAGGAAACCGTTTCTGGTATTAGTGATTTAGTTGTTGGTGATGATGCTGATGTTGATAAAATCAGATTGGCACAATTCTATGCTCAACTCTCACATGTAGTTAGAAATGAGCCGGGATTGATTAAAACAACCGAAGAGTTTAGAACTTACAATTCTTACAGTGGGCAGATAAATTTTGCTGGCATTTCTCTTAAAGGCAAATATAATGGTCTTGGACAAGCAGTAGATCAAGCAATTGTTAATACTATTGGATTGGAAAATACCACATTAGATGCAGATAAGAGAGATGATCTTGCTAAGGTACTTGCTGCTGTTTCATGGGAGTTGTGGCATGAGCAATGATGAAAGATTTGGTTCAGGAATTGTAGAGAGTGTAATCAATAGTATTCTGGCAAAATATAATATTACGCCTGAAGATATTGATAAAGTTAAATCTATTGTAGATAAGGTTGAGGTTACTCAAGTTGGATCATCTACAGTAATTGAGATTAATCTCAAAAAACTCAAGATTGTAATTGACAGTTAGTGAATTAGAACGTATAATTTGATAATCAAAAGCGTTTTTAGTGTTTCTTCACTTTTTATAGAGGATTGTTTCATGAGAACTAGTGAAACTACAGATTGGAATGTTTTGTTGGGATGTGATAACACTTTGCAAGCAGTAGCAGACTTTGCATTTAATGATGTGTCTGCAAACGCTACAACTGAAGCATTGGCATTCACTGATGCCGCTGGTCAGTTCCGCAACTTGCTTCGTTCCAACGGAGCACAATACGCCCGTCGCCTTGCTCGTAAGGCTTTACGTTATCGTGGTTATGATGTTGTTTAGGAGATTTGTATGAGTGATTTGAATCAAGTTATTATTAGTGGTCGCTTGACTAGGGATGCCTCTTTGAAGACTCTTTCTTCTGGGTCTTCTGTAGCAGAACTTTCTGTTGCGTCAAACCGTATTTGGAATGATCGTAATGGAAATAAGCAAGAGGAAACCGTATTCGTAGATGTAGATCTATGGGGCAAGCAAGCAGATTATTTCGGTAACAATCTCAAAAAGGGTGACTATATTATGGTTACTGGTCGTCTTCGTCGTGAAAGTTGGGAAACTGATGGGCAAAAGCGTTCAAAGATTTCTCTTCGTGCTGACAAGATTGATCTTCCTCCAAAGGTTGTTAATACTACACCTGCTCAAGAACCAGAGGTGAATTTTGATGAACCAGTTGGTTCAACTCCATTTTAGTTGATTTCTTTTTATAGAAACCCATCAGTGATGCCGTTCGCTGGTGGGTTTTTTTAGGTATTATTATGGATAAAACTATTAGTAAGAAAGTAATCCTAAATACCCTTGATTTGTTTCAAAATCAGTTCGGATGGATTACTGATGAAGATCAAAAAGCAATCTTTATGGATGAGTTTTTAACCCTTAAAGATTTTGAAGATAACGAATTTACTGTAAGAACAGAAATAAAGGATGAACTTTGGAAAACTGATGGTAGAATTAGGTATAGTACTATCATCACTTCTGCTCATGATGACTATATTAATTATGACATCAATACCGAAGTTGATTACTTTGTTTTTCTAAATAAGAAATGTGATCAAGCATTTATATGTAAAAGAGAAGATTTAGTGCAAAAGGATAATCTTATCTTTAGGAATATGGAACATAAAGGTAAGACACATTACAATAAACCCTGTTATGAAATACACATGAGTATGTGTGAACTTTATGAAAAAAGAGAGGATGGATGGTATGAAAAAGATTAATGTTATGGCAGCAGTAAATCCTTTAGGTTATGGTGTTGCTGGTTTAAACATCTTGAAGGAACTAGATAAGATTGCTGATGTAACTCTGTTTCCTATTGGTCAACCTCAACCAACTACTCAAGAAGATGCGGACCTTGTGGGTAGATTACATAATAAGCAAAGTGATTTTGACCCTTCTGCTCCTTGTATTAAAATTTGGCATGAGCATAGTCTTGCTGAAAGAATTGGTAGGGGTAAATATTATGGGTTTCCAATCTTTGAAATTAATAAATTTGATCAGCGTAGATTAAAAAATCTAGAATGTTGTGATGAAGTCATTACATGTAGTAAATGGGCAAGAGATATTGTTCTTGAGCAAACTGAAAGACCAGAGAATGAAGTTCATGTTGTTCCTCTTGGTGTTGATAGAAATGTTTTTAATGAAAAAAAGAGCAATGTTTCTGGAACTCAGTTTGTAATTTTCAATTGTGGTAAATGGGAAGTTCGCAAAGGTCATGATGTTTTGTTTAGAGCGTTTAAAATGGCATTTCCAGATGATGTTAGGGATGTTAAACTTTTCATGATGTGTGAAAATCCTTTTCCGCAGGCCAAACAGCAATCTGAACAATTTCAAAATATGTATGCTTCTGATATCAGAGTCAAGCTTATTCCTAGAGTTAATACTCCCGAAGAAGTTGCACAGATTATGGGGCAAGTTGATTGTGGTGTTTTTCCGGCAAGAGGAGAAGGTTGGAATCTAGAACTACTAGAAATGATGAGTATGGGTAAACCAGTTATTGCTACTGCATATTCTGGACATACAGAGTTCTGTAATGCACTCAACTGTTCTCTTGTTGATATTGAGAAAACAGAACCAGC